CATAGGATCTGGTATTCTAGATACACCATAGGTAGTCTTTACAACTGTACCATCTGTTTTATAATCATGATCAATCTCCTCTCTAAGAAATTCAATTGCATAAGAAAGTAAATGAGCTTTAAATAAGGTACCCGTGTTTCTCCAACCATACTGTTGATATACACTAGCATTACTACCAATGTCTTTCAAGAATAAGATCTGATCTTTAGTAACTAGGTATCTCTGTTTTCTCTGGGATATCATGTACTGGATAAATAGGGATACGTTATTCTCCACTAATGTCCAGGCATTATACCACTCAATAATTAACTCTAGTCTTTCATGTGTTTTCTTGATATCATCAAAACGTCCACACCATGCTGCTACAATTCTATCCTGTTCTATATGCGTTTTCTGCTCTCCACCCTCTTCTCTAGATACTTCCACAGGAGCTTTATAAACAAAAATGGAACAAAGAGAATCAGAGGTAGTAGTCTTACCTTCAGAAACCGGGTCAATACTTGCATAATACATTCCAAATGTAGGATCTTTTTTAGGTCTTTCCCACACGACCAAACATCCTGTCTTATCTTCTGTCTTTTTAGAGATAGGAAACTCATTAATAGGTAGTTTATTAGAGTCTTTAACAGCTAAATTACTATGCTCATCTCTATATAACTCTAATAATTCATAAGCATATTCTTTATCTTCAATTCTTCGTAATTGTGCAGCAAGTAAATGTACAGAAAATACAGACTCTCTTCTAAATGCAAAAGCCTCTTCAATATTTGTAGGCTTCTGGGAGATACGTAACTGGTACTTATCAGGCTCAATCTCTTTCTTCCACTTAATCCTCTCTTCTTTAATAGCTTCTAAAGCAGTCTCTACTAATGAGTTACCATACTTATCTACATACGGCATCATTGACCACTGTTCAGGAATAAATAATCCGGCTGTACCAATAGTCCCTTTACTATCTAATAGATTAGTTTCTACAGCAAAGATATCATTAGCTTCCGGGTTCATGATTAAATTCTTTAATGGTTCACACTGATCAAGGTCACCGACAGATCCTGCTGCAATAAACACCCCGGTAGTTACCATACCAGATTGTAATGCAGGACGTAAGTATTCATATGTCTCCCCCATCTTAGGAGCAATACCTGCTTCCTCATGGAAGAAGTACTGACAAGGACCACCCACACCCGCTGTTGCAGATTTCTCAAATGACATACCTTGTATAGTACCTTTTAATCCTACCTCAGTTTTCTTATTCCCTTTTCTTACCTCAATCTTTTGCTGCCATAGCATTACTTTATCCGGGTTCATTGGTCTGTACCAGGCTGTATGCTCATTCAAGAACGATGCATACTCATCTAAGAACTTCCATGTACCCTTATCATTTATATAATCTTTAAGCGAAGCCCCTATCTTAAGAGTAACACCCTCTTCAAACCATAATGAGTTGATTAGTTTACCAGCATGAAAGTATGAAGATGCAATCTGACGTTTCTTAAGAATAGCTACGTGCTTATAGTATAGTTCAGCCAAGATCTCGTACAGAGCCATGTGGTACTGAGCATCTCGGACTTTAGCAAATCCAAACCTCTTCTCCTCTTTATCATAAATAGGTAGGAAGTTTAACCACATGTAATAATCTCTGCTTAAGTACCAAACATTTGTTTGATCCTTATACAGTACACCATTCCTGCATTTCTTTTTCTGGTCATCCCAGTAATATATGTAATCCTTAGATTTAAAAGGCGCTACTGTATAGAAGCCTAACTTATTAAAAGTAGTTGCCTCTTTATTAAACAATAGACTAGTCTCATTAAAATTATACTGCCCTGGTTCCTTAAATAGTGTAAGTAAATAACTCCTCCATTCTTCTTTAGAAGAAAATTCTGTAGTTGTCCAAACACCATTATCCCAAGTAGGAATTTCAATAATACTATTCATCTTCTACAACGTCTACAATGCTTTCAAAGTTTTCAGGTTTACCATTTGTAGTAATAATCATATAAAGTAATGTATCAATTGTCTTAGATGCAATCTTTGACTTACATTCTTTACCATTACCAAAATATGCTTCTTTATCATCACGATGAAAAGCATTCCATTTTTTTGTGTACGTGTTGTAATTAAACAACCAGTCGTACAAGCTGTGTTCTATATTATTGATCATAAGCTAATCCTATATTTCCTCTTACTTGACTTTGCTGTTCTTCAGCTAAATCTTTATATGCTCCCTTAAATGACTGTCTAATCTGCTCAAACTTAGCAGCAGCATTCACTAAAGCTGTAATATTACCATCTCTACCATGCTGTATTTCCGTAGTCTCCATGTAATGGGCTAATCTATCCAGCATAGACTTAATTCCTACATACGTTCTATACGTAGGAGTCTCGTATAATTTCTTACATGTATTCATACCCCGGATAATTAAATCATCCTCAGTAGAAACATCCATATCAATCTCAGACATTATAATCTCTTCCTTCTCATGTTCAGGAACATTGAAGAAAGGATTAAGATCTGGGTTAGGGCAAGTCATATAAAACAGGTAAGTATATACTTTTAAATAATCCTCTGGATATTCCGTCATTATATCATTAAGAGAGGAGATTGTATAACAGTGCTCCGTAGGAACCACCTTATTATTAACTATATCAAATAGTTTAATTAGCATCTTGTTTATGTTTAATTAGGTTTATCACCTCTGTTTTAAGGTAGGGTAGATCATAAGGAACAATCTTTTTAACTAAGGGTTCCCCTTGATTATCAAGCTTAGTAATAGGGTTACCAAACTTATCTGTACCCTCTGTATAAAACAAAACGTGGTGAATTGTTAGTTTTCCCGGTTTTAGTTTTGGGTTGTGCTTCAATATAATATACATATATGTAGACAACTGTAGTGCATAATGCCAGAAATTACAGTCATCTAAATGACTTACAGGTGCTGACATCTTTTGACTAATACCCTCCCAATTTACATAGGATTCTTTCTTTATCTCTTTATTCGTCTTATAATCTGTGATATTTACATAACCTTTTGCCACCTCTACAAGATCAGATTGACCACATATACCAGCAGACTTCAAGTAAACAAAATGCTCAGGATACATACCCTCTACTAGCTTCTGTGCTGGAGCATACTTTATATCATCAGTAACCAATGGCCTAATAATAGGGAGAATACAACCGTGTCTTTCAATAGTATTTAACTGGAGTAAGTCTGCTTCACGCTGATTGTGATACCAGTTACCCTGATCAATAGCCCTATTAGATTCATTAGACCAAGCCTGTAAGATATCCTCTACAGTCATACCGTACCACTTAGACTTCTTAGACTTAGCTGACTTCTCTGCTACAGTTTGAGCATCAAATGGCTTCTTATACTTAGATATAAACGAGGTCACTGATGTCCATTCTATACCGTCAGTATCTACTGACTCATATTTATGATTCTGGGATTTAAATATTACACTCATAGTTTAGATAATAAATCATTCTCTTGTTCTTCAGTAAGTAAAGCTGGCCATTTCTTTAATGGACACTCAGAAGATAAACTCCGTGTCTTAAACTTTAAAGAACACCCACACTCAGAACAACATGGTTGTGTACCAGGTGCTAAACAATTAACACCACTAAGATCTACATTAGGACAAGCTAAACAAATAGTGTTACGCTCAAGAGCAATCTGCTCAATAGTATCTGTAGTAAACAAATAATTCTTAATTCCCTCAAGAATAAGTTCTTTGTTATTCCACAGAGTCGTCAGTTTGTTGTTTTTTATTTTTTCTATGATCTTTCTTTTTCTCATACTCTTCTTTCATTTTAATCTCTAAATTTTGCATCTTCTCTAGCTTATCCACTGTACCCTTGTACACGTGATACCTAGAAAAAATTAAATTCTCCCGGTTTTCTAAATACTCAGAATACCTCCGGATATTAGTCTGGAGAATATCCCACTTAATATTAAACGTACCAAGACCATCTATAAGTACATGGGGATCCTCTAAAGAAGAGAGAGACTTCCTAGCTTTATCCCAGTAAAAGTCCGTCACTGCTTTAATAACCTTTTGTTCCATGTCTAACTCTACAGCTGTCTCCTTTAAAATGTCCTTATACTTCTTCGGATTCAAGACTTACAAATTTATAATCTAATAAAACATTACCCTTTGCTTGCACATTAAGAAAAGTTGCTAACCTAATCATCTTCCTACCCTTACCATTCTTCTCAATCATCCCCTTACGCTCAAACTTAATAACCGCATTACGCACAGACTGAGGGGTTTTAAATATCCCCTCATCTGATGCATAATTACAAAACTCGGTAAGCTCAATCTCCCCGTTAAATGCAAGCATAGTAAGACAATCCAAATCAGCATTACTAACAGTAATCCTCTCTAAATAACAATGTGTAAGAAGCTGATACTTTACAATATCCCCCTTACTCATCTTAACCTTCTTACTAACTTGATTTACAATCATGACCTCTTAAGTGTTCTGGGTTGTTCAGCTTCCTCCTCTTCAGGTTCTTCAGCCAACATATTAGCCACCATCACCTGAAACTGTAAGCGCTTAGCTCTCTGTTCCTCAATGTCAGTGATTAACGTTTCATACTTTAACTGTACAGTTAAAAACTCTACTTGCTCAGTATAGTACTGAACCAACTTGTCTTTGCGCTCTTTTACCTCTTCAGGTGTAAGCTCTTTATTTTCTTCCATAATTATTAAATTTCCCAATATATAAATACTAACTCATTGCAATCACAGGGATCTCTAGAGTCCATGGGTTTACCACACCTAATACAACTAGTGCCTGGTTTACCATCATCCTTAACTTCTTCATTCTCCATGATATACAAGATTACACTTTATATATTTACCCCCACTAACATTTTACCAACAAATACCCCCCCGTACATGGGGTTCACTCTAATACCCCCCACCACGTATATGGGAATTGTTTTATGTATGAGAGGGGGAGTGATTGCCCAGCATCAACTCCCCTACTTAAATTTGGGACCTTCGGTCCCCGCCTTAATATATAGAACTATGGAAACAATGGAAAAACCACAATTTTCAAACACGATGAACTTTGCAACCTTTTGCAAAAAGCACGGAATCAACGGCTTGAACTTCAAGTCTTACACACGCAAAACCGGACCTGCGGCCGGTACCAAAGGCCTATGGGCCAGTTTCACCCTTGGTGATACTGAAATAAGACTTGCAGTTGCAAGTGCTTTGGTGCCAAAGCACAAAGAACTTAAAGCAAGTATGCTTGAAGTTTCTGACGTAACTTGGCCTGGTGGGGACACCAGCGTGCTTGTGCACGGTGTGGGTGGTGACGCTCACTACGTGGATGGTTTTGAATAACCATCCGTGTAGTGGCGTTATGCGCCACACAACTTACGTAGTCTGCTAGTTACATACAACAAGTTCCCAATTGTCCAGGGATTAAATCATGGTGGCTCCATGAGCTTGTTGTTATTTAACTACTAAAAAGGTTTTGTTTAACTTTTAAAACTATAAACCCCGTAAATCCTGAGACAATTGTCATAATGTTTAACTTTTTCATGACAAACTGTATAATACAGTAGACATGTGTAAGGGTATGTGTGAGTGTGACTAAAACACTTCACACCAAAACATCATGTGGGACAAAGTGGTAAGAAGTGGGGTTAGATGGGGAAGATAGGGCCATTATATGGCTAACACATTGAATAACACTCCTCTGTGGGAGTATAAACAGCATTTAGGCACAGAGCGTTACTAGTAATAGTAGGTATGGATATATATTATGACAATCAGCGTTTATTCTGTGAACAGAAAAAGCTACCTTTATTTGCTTATACCTCTTGTAACCATATGTATAACTGGGTTAGAGGAGAGCAATACGGTAAGCTACAGACTCTAGGTGAGATGTTAATAGAGAAGTATGGAGAAGAAGAGGCTTTTAAAGTATCTACTTCCTCACATATTATCTCTTGTCCATCTTGTTCTAGGAGTTGGTGTGACTAAGGCTCTTAACCGGGCCTTTACTTTAATGCATCATAACCTACTTCACAAGGGTAGGCAATTGTAATAACTCACTGTACTTTATATCCTCATAGGTTATACTGATTAATCCTACTGTCATGATAAGGACAGCTTGAAAATACCGCCAAAGGTAGGGGCAGTGATGTTTATTACAACTGAGTGCAGATGGGAGTAAACCGTACTCTTT